CTTTGATGCTGTACAGGGTATGAAAACCGCCACAGAGGTTGTATCACAGGACAGCAAAACCGCAAGAACAATAAAGTCCAACAAAAATCTCCTTACGGAAATGATTGAAACTGTTGTACACGCAATTGTTGCGGCAGGAATTTACTGTAAACAGCTTGAGCCAAAAGAATACACCGTTACTGTCGGCTTTAAGGACAATATAATCATTGACGATAACACGCTTATCGACAACAACATAAAGCTTGTACAGGCAGGTCTTAAATCCAAAATCAAGGCTATTATGGAGGTTCAGAAGTGTGATGAAAAGACGGCACAGGAAGAACTTGAGCGTATCATAAAAGAACAGGACATATCGGGGCTTGCAATAGATGATTTTTTAGGCGGTGAGGAAGATAAACAAACTGGAGCTGATGAACTTAAGTCAGGGATTAAGTGACTTATTTACAGGTCTTGAAACCGACCTTATTGCAAACATAGTTGAGTGGGTAAAGCATGGGGATTTAAACGCATCAACTCCGCAATGGAAAATGAAACTCCTTGCACAGTTATCTCTGCTTGACAGGGAAAACCTTAAAACCATTGCTGATTATGCAAGTCTTACTCCCGATATGGTTACTACCACACTTGAAACGGCAGCATTAAAGTCAATACAGGAGCTTGAGACGGGCTTTAAGGAACTTGCTGAGGAAAATATTATAAACGGCTGTGATATACCTATTGAAGAAACTATGGCAAGATCCCTTGTTACATACAACAGACAGGCTGTGAACTCTCTGAATATGGTAAATACAGTTATGAGATACAAGGCTAAGACTGCCGCACAAAAACTTATAAATCAGACTGCCGAACTTGCCGACAAGCAATCATTTCTGAATATGCTCAGCAAAGCCACAGGCAAGGTTGTAACGGGTGCTGAAAGCAGACAGGCGGCTATGCGTCAATGTATTAAGGAAATGACCGACAGGGGTATTCCTGCTTTTGTGGATGCGGCAGGACGTGAATGGTCGCCCGAAGCGTACATCAATATGGATATCAGAACTACTGCGAACAATGTTGCTCATCAGGCACAGTTTGACAGAATGGATGATTACGAGATTGATTTGATTGAGGTGTCAAGCCATGCCGGAGCACGTCCGAAGTGTGCCGCCGACCAGGGGAAAATATTCAACCGTAAAAACAAAGACGGTTACACAACCGATCTGCATGGCAGAAAAATAAAATATTACTCATGGAAAAAGTCAAGCTACGGCGAACCTGACGGACTGCTCGGAATCAACTGCGGGCATCACATCTACCCTTTCATTCCGAGGGTGTCCTATCAGACGTATTTTCCGTATGATGAGTACGATAATCAGGAAGAATACAAAAAAACTCAACGACAAAGAGAGCTTGAAAGACGTGTCAGAAGATCCAAAAGGGAATGTATGTCGCTTGATATACTTGGTGATACGGAAGGCTTTAACAAAGCCTCACAGACCCTTAAACAAAGACAGCAGGCTCTTAAAAAATTCTGTGCAGACAATAATCTGCCTGTCAGAACAGACAGAACGGCTGTTGTGGGGTATAACAGAACTGTTGCGGGGAAGGTAAGAAAATCTGTTGACAAATCACAGAAAAGTGGTATAATAAAGGTAGGGAGTGAAGAAATGTATCGAAAACGTGATCCTGGCAAAATTAAACCTATGCCGAAAAAACTATTCAGGAATATTAAAAAGAATTTTGAATCAAAAGGAGGCATTATGCAATGTAATGCGGAAACTGATGCGTATCTTGAAAGCAAAAACGCAGAAGCAATTACATATAATGCTACAACAATACTTCTTAAACAAAATCCCAGCAGAGCCAGTGTTTTTGAAGAACTTATACATGCTACACAATATAAGAACGGTGAAAATGACGGTTCTTATATAAGCAGATTAAAATGTGAAATTTCTGCACAAAAGAAACTTATTCAGTATGCTAAAGCATATAAGCTAACCGATAATGAGATTATACAAACTAAAAAAGCTTTACAAGCGTATGAACACGAACTTGATGAATATATTAAAAATGGAGGTGCGTAAATATGTTAAAGGTACTGGATGTATTTCCAATTGGTACAATGCTTTCAATTACAATTGAAGGTGAATGCAAAGAAATTCGCAACGGCAGTAAGCTTATTGACCCAACAGGCAATGTTATTGTTGTAAATTCTGTTGCTATGACAAGACATAATAATCCGGAGGATTTTAAGAAAAGCACTACTGTTTTAGTAAACTTTTGCAACATACAAAAAGGTTGTGAATTATCAATAGCATAGCATTAAACCGTCCATAAGGGCGGTTTTCTTATACCCAAATTTAATATGTTTTAAAGCACTTCAGAAGAGGTGCATTTTTTATACCCAAATGTCCCGAACAAGACGTTAAACCGTTCAGAAAGGTGGCTAAATTATGAACGAAGAAGAAAAGAACTCACAGACAACCGAACAGGAAAAGACGGAGTCAGCCGTTACTTCAAACGGCGGAGGTGATCCAAAATCTGAAAAGAAGTCTGATACTTCCAAAACAGAAGTAAAGGCTGAACCTGCTCCCGATACTCCTTCTGCCGAAGAACTTGCAGAGTTCCGCAAGTGGCAGGAATCACAGAAATCGGAAGCTGAAAAACTGGCAGCTGCTCTTGCCAAAGCTGACAAGGCAAGACTTGCAGCAGAAGAAAGAGCGTCAGCAGCAGAGCTTAAATCCACAGCTATGTCAAAGGGTGTTTCTGCTGAGGCTGTGGGTGATGTTATTGCTCTTGCAAAGACAAAAATCACCGATAAGGTGACAGCCGAAGCAGCTATTGATGAAATCATCAAAAAGTATCCGTCCTTTGCTCAGAATACAGTACAGGACACAGGTACTCACACACCAAACAACAATACAAACACAGATAATGATGCAGAGCTTCGTAAGGTTATGGGGCTTCCTGCAAAGAAATAAAAGGAGGTAACTTTTAATGCCAAATACAATTTCACTCAGTAAAAACTTCATTCCGAACCTTGACGAGGTTTACAGATTAAACTCTGTTACTGCCGATCTCATCAGCGACGATACTATGTCAAAGGCAGGTGTGAACTCCAATGAAATCTGCTATCCGCACATCTCAGTAAACGGTCTTGGTGACTATGACAGAAACAGCGGTTACACAGACAACAGCGTAAACCTTGAATGGAAGTCAACAACCTTTAACTATGACAGAGGTACAAAGATTTCCGTTGACACTATGGACGATAAGGAAAGCTGTGACATTGCTTTCGGTCGTGCAGGTGCTACACTTATGCGTGACAAGGTTGCTCCCGAAGCTGACGCTTTCACCTTTGCGACTATTGCAGGCAAGACAGGTATCAGTATTGCTCCTGCCGCAACATACACAAATGCAGAAGAATTTCTTGCGGCACTTATCGTTGCCAAAACAAAGATGGATGAAGATGAAGTACCTGAAGAAAACAGACTTCTTTTTGCTACTCCTACACTCATTAACGGACTTCTTGCACTTGATACATACAAGTCAAAGGAAGTCATCAATTCATTTACAAAGGTACAGAAGGTACCGCAGAGCCGTTTCTATACTGCTATTGATATGCTTGACGGCAAATCAGAAGGCGAAACTATGGGCGGATACAAAAAGGCTGAAGCAGGCAGGGATATCAACTTTATGATTATTCACAAGCCTGCACTTATCAAGTTTGACAAGCATATTGCAAATGATGTTATCGCACCTGAAAATAACCCTGACAGCGATTCATATATTCTCAAGTACCGTAAGTACGGTCTTGTTGACGTTTATGAAAACAAGCTTGCAGGTATCTATTTAAGCCACAAGGCATAAGGAGGTCTGAATTATGGGTAAAATCATAGGATTAACATTCCCGACAGATACAGAAAAAATTGAATTTACTGTACCTGAAAAAGAAGAAACAGTTCAGCAGACGGAAGTTCCGGATGAAGAAATTCCGAACGAAGAAGCTACCAATAAAAAGGGCGGCAAAAAGTGATTACATTTTACAGAGATATCTGGAAAGGTGCCTTTGAGGGAACTGATGAGGAGCTTACACTTCTCATCTCCCGTTCCTGTGACATTGTAAACAATGCAATAGCTTTCAGCGGTTACACTGTTGAAACTGTTCCCGAAGTCTATAAGGACAGGGTTTACAAGGCTGTCTGCTCACAGGCTGACTATATTGACAGTATCGGCGGTGTGGAATGTATGTCTGAAAGCGGTTACAGTTCGGCTTCACTTGGAAAGTTCAGCTACTCTGCCGACAGTTCAGCC